CTACTGCTACATTCTGGTCTGCGTAGTTCACTACTTCTACTTCGTGTCCTGTGTGCGTGTTAAGTTCTTCGTAGTTTGTTGCTGTCATTATTGAATCTCCTCCGTGTTTACCGCTTCTATCTCTCTTTCCAATTCCTCAAATTCTTCTTCGCTGTTTAGAAGTGGTGTGCCTTCTAGTTTTTCTTGTATTTCATCAAGTTTTTCTTGTTTCAAAACTATTTCGTGGTTAAGTTCCTCACGGTGTTCTTGTTCTTCTAGTTCGTTGCGTTTTTGGTTTATCTTGTTGTGTAATGCTCTGTTCCATCTGCTTGACATAATTAGGTTATCACCTTGTAGTATTGTTTTACTGGTTAAGCCTTTTATACCTTTCGGCATTTTTGACATTCGCATTTGTCACCGTGCTGTAACACTTCTGCTAGGTGCTGTGCTTTCCATTTGTTTTTAATAGTTCTCATTTGGTTCTGCTCTGTATTTAATATCTATGTCTAGGTTTTGTATTTCTGCTTCAAGTCTTCTTTGTTCGTGTGCTTTTATGTAGTCGGGTATATCCGTGCTATCCGCATAATGGATATAGCAGTCGGGATTATCCCTTTCTTCTTCTCTCTCACCGTTCAGTATTGCTTCTACTGTCTTCATATTACTGGTGCGTTGCTTTGTGCGTTTGGTGTAGCTAGTTTCCATTTGTCTATAAGGTTGGTTTCTGGATTTAATTTCTCTCCGTTTAAACTTACTTCTCCTGATTCCATACTACATCTCTCGCATTTTCCTAGATTTTCGATTTGTTTTTTCGGTGCGTGAATCCCACATTTGGGGCAGGGTTCTTCTTTGTTAAGATATTCTATCTTGTCCATAACATTTTCACTTTGAAGTATTAGTTTTAAGTAACTTGTCACTATGGGTTTGGCATACATCTCTTACTCCGTTACAGTCGTTACAGTTTATGACTTCTATAAAAAGGTTCATTTTTTATTCTCCGCATACTGTTCTCTCCTTTTACGGTTTACTTTGTCTTTGTGTTTCTGGATACTTTCCACACTTTTAAGCCGTGTGTAGGTTGTATTTGAATGTCCGTTTGATTTACCTAAGTCTTCAAGGTATTCTACTCTTACTTCTACATTATCGGGTGTTTCCTGTATCAATTCTTTTAATTCATCTACATCTTTACTGCCTAGAATACCGTTCCGTTTAATTTCTATCAAGTAAATCTGTCCGTTGTCTTTGAATACTGCTAGGTCGCTTTTTCCGTGTGTATCTCTGTGAACATCTAATACATCGCTTCTGTTACTCCAATATTCTCTCCTGTTTTTCTCAAATAATTCTCCTAGTTCCTTGTTGCTTTTACTCATCGTTTAGTCACTACTCCTGTATTTCAAGGTTTCTTTTTATGTTGCTTACCTCTCCTGACTTCTGTGGTTCTTCTGCTAGGGCTAGGCTTTCTTTAGCTTTTTGTAAATGATTGATTGCGTCTTGTTTGTGTTTGTTTGTCACGGTTGTCACCTGTGTAGTATTGTTTTAATGTTTAACCTTTATATACTTGTCGCCTTGTTGCCTTTCGTTAAATATAAAAGGAAAGGGGGTGGAGGGTTGTTACCACTTTATCGTGGCATATTTCCTAAATTCTTCATCGTCTTCTGTAAACCCTGTGTAAACTCTCCAGTTGTTACTATCGTGTAGTAACCGCATAAATTCTTCTGCTTCAAGTCTGAAGTCGTCACTTGTCCATATATCCATTCGTTGTTTTTCTTCTTGGAAGTGTGCTTGTGCGGTGCGTCCGTGTGTTCTGTGATATACACGGTGTTCCAGAAGTTCTTTGATTTTTTCGTGGTTTTGGTTTTTCCTTGCTTTTTCTAACCGTGCGAAGTCACATCTTTCGCAGTATTCATCGTTTACTGCTGGTATTCCGCAGTTTGAACATAATGTGGCTATGTCTTCTACTGGTCGTTCCTCTCCGTCACGGTAACGGGTTTGGTTTTGGTTAAGTTCTTTCATTTTTGTGGTTGTCACCTTGTTGGGTAAACACACTTTGTGTGTGTTACCTCATAACATATACTTATCCTTAACTCTTATAAAGGTATCCTTTGGTTAGAAGTGCTGTTAGTTGTTATCTGTTGGTTACAAAAAGAATAAACTACTGTTAGGTAACAGTTTTCCTGTTCCTGTAACCCTCTCCTAGTGAGTGCTGTATAAGGCTGTTATACACTACAAAAAACTCATATTCTGGAAAATGAGGCTCTGAGCTGTCCGTAAAACCACTGCTTAACACCCTGAGATAGAACGCCTTGCGAGGGCTAGGGTAATCTGTCAAAATGTAGTGATAAACGGGTAGGGAGTGAAAGTTTTTTGTTTTCCTCTAGTAGTAACAGTTACTTGTTAGTGTAAATGTAGTCACTCAGTCATCGTTACAGTTTTTGACTACTGTGTTGTGGTTACAGTTGTGACTCTACTTACACATCGTAACAAACTTTTGTTACTGGTCAGTAGTGACAACACTGTGTAGCTTGTGTGAACACCTTGAACAGTCGTTACAGAAGGATAACAAATAAGGTGTGTGACTGCTTGGTAACAAGTATAAACTGTCATTAGGAAGTGGTAAATGAAGTGTGTTGTTAGGCTGTGACAACAAGTTTTTGTGCCTTGTCAGTTACAAACAATTTTCGCCACTCGGAAGCAACAATAAGAGTTAATCACTAAAAGGTAAACAATAAATGTTGTAGGGGGAAAGAAGTAACAAGTATTTATGTAGGGGTAGTAGTAAATAACTGTTGTTACCTTATCATAATCGTTACTACCTGTAAATAACAGTAAAAACTGTCTTGTGTCGGCGGTGTGTGTAAGTGTTTCTTGGTGGTTACAGGGGTTTGTGGTTGTGTGGTTGTGACACTTATAAACCTTTAAGAGTTGAGTGATTAGTGGGTTTGTGTTGTTGTTACTGGTTAGTTACTAATCAGTCGGTTTTTGAGCTTGTTGATTAGTAGTTTAAGGCCTTTACAGTCTTTAAACTGTATTGTTATGGGTTCTCCTTCTTCATCTGTGAAGTCGTCACGCCTTAGCATATTATTGTTTTAGGCCTTAACTTATTTAAACTTTACCATTTTCCTGTGTGTGTGTTAAATATCTGTATATATTATGATTTTTTTGGTAAGGGTGTGTTGTTACTTGTCGGTGGTGTGACAAGGTTTTTAAGTGTTAGGCCTTGACTGTTTGTTTTTATAGCATTATAAGGTTTGGACTCAACTTTTTTATACCCTGTTGGTGTTACTGTTTGGTGGCACGGTAAAAGTTGGTTGCGTTCTGTAAGTCGGGGGGCTTTAGCGTCATTGGGCTACTCCTGTTTTTTCCTGTTGTTAGGCCTTAATAAAAAAGGGGTAGTGGGGTGGGGTTTTTAAATGGTTTGCCAGTTGAAGTCACTCCATTTTTCTTTTTCTGGTCGGTATCGGCTTTTAACCATTTTGTTTTTGAAGTTGTCTTTTTTGTGGTTGCCTGTTTCCTCTTTTGTCCCTACTTTGTCGTTGTTAAGTTGTAGTGACAATTGGCAGTAAACTGTTGGTTCTCCTTCTCCTCTTGTATCCATCGAAAACCAACCGCCTACTTTGAAGTCTAGGCCTTGCGGTGTGTCGATTAGGCCTTTAACCCAGTATTCTTCTTCTCTGATTCCTCCGTTTTCTTTTGCGGTGTGTTCGTATCCGGTGGCTTGAAGCTCTACTTCAAATTGTTCTTTGAATTTTTCAAGTATTTTATCTAGTTGTTTGTGGTTGTGTTCGGCTTGTGATTGTTCCATTAGGTTGTTCACCTTGTATAATATTGTTAAGACTTAACTCTTTTATACCCTTTGGTAAGGGTTGGGTTAGGGTGTTGTTACTTGTCGGTGAACACTTAAAGTTTTTAAAGGTGTGGTATGTTCGTTTTGTGTGAACAAGGCCTCTTGACATATTTCAATTCTTTGGAAGTGCTTTGTTAGGCTTTGTCTGTATGTTTTTGAAGGGTTTTGAGGCCTCTGTAAAGTCTGCTTCGCTTGGGGTGGGTTAGGCTGGTGGTTGAGGTCGTAAACCACGGAGTAACAACACTTATAAGTATATAATAGTCAATTCTTTTTTTGTTACTGAAGGGTAACACACTTTTAAAGGGTTGGTTGATAAAAAAATTTAAAAAAGGGGGTGACAACCCTAATATAAATTTTATGCGTATGTAGGTTTTCTCCCTAAAGGTTCGGTTCTGTCATATTCCTTAATGACTTCGCCGTTTACTTTTTCAATTGTTTGGTTTTGTGCTTGAAGCCTAAACCTTTCGGGGACATCTATTAGTTCGCCTTTTGTTTCATCGGTTGGGTTCGGTAATTGAAGTTTAACCGTGTAATCTCTTTGAACGATTTTAAACCCTCTTGGCATTTCTTTGTTTATTCGTTCCCGTGTGGTTGGGTTAAGGCCGTGGCCGTAAGTGTTTACTTCTACGGTGTCCGCATTTTTCTTTACTACAGGGGCTTGATGGTAAAACCTTATCTTATCCCATTCTGTTTGTGGTGTGTTGGTTGATTCGGCTACTTTATCCCTGTATGCGTAGCCTCCGCTGGTTTCTTCTTCACATCCACAGTTTGAGCCGTAGCCTTGTGAATTTGGTGCGTGGTGGCCTTTTCTTTCCGTGATTTTGAAGTTTTCCATATTGAGCTGTTCTTCTGGTGGTGTTCGTGTCATCAGGTTGTCACCTTGTATAATATACATTACTGTTAAACCTTTTAAAGGTGTCGGCACTTGTTACATTCGCATTTGTCACCGTGCCGTAACACCTCGCTGAAGTGTTGTGCCTCCCATTTCCTTAATTTTCTCATCGTGCTTTACCTCCTCGTGCTACAACACATTTTTTACATCCACAACCTTTAACAGGTTCTTGTTTGGCTGTAATCAGTAACTCGTTAAAACTTCTCATTTTAGTAAAACCTGTTGGTTTGTGGTTTAGGTTCGTCACGGGTTTTTTACAGGTGTCACATTTAAACCGTGTCTTGCTTTTGTTTTCATCGTAAACCCTCATAACACCGCCACATCGTTCACATTCTCGTGTGTTGTTACTCATACAAAACACCTTTTACCTGTGAACTGTTCAGGGTTTTCAGGGTTAAGGTAACCGTTCGACTTTTTCCTTGTCACGGCTTTGGAAATAAAAGAAAAAAGTGAAGGCATTAATACCCTGCCTCTTTCATCACTTCTGTTGTTTCCTCGTCCGCCATCTCGTAAGGGTTACCTCTGGAGATTCTTTGTGCCCACTCCATCGTATAACTCAAGTGAAAAGTCCTGCCTTCTTTGTCGTTGTCTTCTGTATCAAACCTTTCACTCATCAAGTGGTTAAACTTGTCACTGTCCAAACCCATTTTGTCGGCTACATCTCTATAAGTCCAATCAGTCCCTCTTAATTCGTTGAACTCTTGTTTAGGAACTTTAGCCATCAGTTACACACCTCTGGAAGTTGTCTTTTAGGCATAACCGACGCAATATGAACCTCTTGAGTTTCAAACAACGGTGTTCTGTTAATGATTTTCTGTTTAAGGCTTTGAAGCCTGTTTTTGTAATACCGAACTCGTGCTTGTCTTTTGTAGTTTGTCATAAGGTTGTCACCTTTGGTAAAGAATACTAAAGCCTTGCTTATAAAGTTATCACTATCTCTTGTTTCTTTTTCATAAAGGCTTTTTCTTCTCATAATAACTACTTATCCTTAAACCTTAAATAGTTCACACTGTGTGAAAAAAATTCACAGCCTTCCAGATGAGATACCAAGCAGTGCGTCTGCGTGGATGTGTGTCAGGATTTCTGAAAAATTGTGTTGTAAGGATTCGCAGTTTTGTTATCGGGTGGTTTCGACTTGGCGTGGATTTTGTGTTGTAAGGGAATCGTGGAAACGGTGTTTCTACTTGTTTTTGGGAAAAAATTTCATTTAAAGTGGACAGGCTAAGTTTTTTAAGTGTGAGTAAAGTGTTTTTGGTTTATGACTCAGAGTAATGTGCCTTGGACGCAGCGTATTTTGGAGAATGATAATAAGTATTTTGTGACTAGACGTGTTAGTGGTGTTGCTGACGGCGATTCTTCGGAGTTGGTTGTTGAGAATACTGGTGATGATGATTTGTTTGTTGAGGGCGTTGTTTTTAAGAATAATCAGGGTAAGGCGTTGGTTGATGTGACGCAGGATGTTACGATTGACTCGGCTGGTACGAGTGTTGATGTTGAGAGTGTTCGTGTGAACGCTGAGCAAGGCGGGGAGGATTTCAGCGCTGAGTTCGGCGGTACGTATTCAGGCGGTGATACTTTTGATTTGGATTTGGTGACTGGTGCTACGGGTAGTGGCGGCGGTCCGAGTAGGACACGTGTTTCGACTTCTACGACTCAGTCTCCGTTTTTGTTGGATTCTGGGCGTAGTATCCGTTTTACTTTGAGTAATGAGTCTGGTGCGAGCAGCGACCAGTTGATTAGGTTGATTTGTTATCAGCCGCAGAGACAATAAAGAAGAGGTGTTTTATTTGTGACGGTTCGTAGTCAGGATTGGCGGTTTCAGAAACTTGAGGAGGGTGAGGAGTTTCAGGCTTCCACAGTTTTCACAGATGTAAGTGATGGCGATATTAAAAAGGTTTTTATTGAGGCTCCTGATGACGGTTCTAACTTGAGTCAGGAGGTTATCAGTGTTGCGTCGGAGGGTAAACTGTTTATCCGGCGTTTTGAGAATGCTTCCGAGGATACGGAAGGTGATTTGTTGAATGCCAGTAATTTGCGTGTTGGAGATGCCAGCGACAGTGTACCTTTTGATTACCGTAGTGGCGGTGTTGACGAGACCGGTGTTTACAGCGGCGGCAGTTTGGAGGAGACTTCTTTGATTCCTGGTAGTAGTGGTCAGGGTCAGAGTATTACTGGTGGTGCGTCGGTTCGTCCGGCGATGATTTTGAGCAGCGGGAATAATATGTTGTTGGAGTTTGAGAATCAGAGTGGTCAGACGATAGATTTTGCGGTTAAGTTTGAGTTTGCGGAGGTTGAGAACTAGGTATGACTTTTCCACAGCAGGCTATTGATAAAAGTTTTAAACAGTTTTTGATGGAGAAAGGCAGTGTTTTTGTTTTTAACAATGTTTTACGTGATGTTCCTGATGGTGATGTCCGTGAGTTGGCTTTGGATAATACTGCGCCCGATGATGGGAACGTGGAGGAGCCTCGTTATTTGATTGTTGAAAAGTTTGAGGCAACTGTTGAAGGTAAGAGCATTATTGAGAACATTGATGCAAGTATTGACAGTGAAGGCACTGTTTTAAGTGTTGATAATTTGAATACTGGCAGTCCGAATGGGAATGATATTTCCCGTGTACTAAGTGAGCCTGATTACAGTGTTAATGACAGTTTCGGGGAGCAGATTATCGGTGTTCGTTCTGGACGTAACAGTGCGGGCGGTGATGAGCAGGGTCATGCGGCGATTATTGCGCCCGGGGATGCGATTGTTGGTAAGTTGACGAATGAAAGCGGTAATAGCGAGGATGTTAGTATCCGTGTTGTTTGGTATGAGGTCCCTGAGCGTTTGATGCAGCCTCAGCCTTAGAGAAGTAACTGGGGTGTGAGGGGGCTTGTCCTCGCCCAAGGGCTGCGGCCGCCAAAGGTTTTTCCTTGTTTAGCGTGTTTCTAGGTGTGCTTTGTTCATCATGTAGTTGTTGATAAGTGTTTTTACGTTTTTCCGGTCTAGTTTGTCTAGTTCTGTGTCCATTGTTTCTGTTTTACGGTTTATGATGTTGTTGTATTCGTCGAAGACTGTTGTGGTCCGGTGTATTTCTCCGGTGTTTAGGTGGCGTAGGATTGTTTCGAAGTAGTAGTCTTGCATACTGCTGAATGCTCTGTACCGGTCTTTGTAGTTTCCTTGGGGTTGGGCTTGGTGTGTGAATGTTACGCCGTCGATTTCGATTACGTCTTGTTCGTTGAGTAAGGGGTGTTTGGCCATATATGTATATTTAGGGTTTAACTTTTATAAGGTTTGAGGACTAAATAGTATGTATGACTGACGACAGCGACGAACTTGAAATACCTGATGTATCAAACTCTGAGAACAGCAATGATGGTTTTGATTTTTACGGTAAAATCGACACTTTGGTTGACGGCCTTGACCTTCCTCAAAACTTTTTTGAGGCGAGTTGCCGTGTATGCGACATGATTAAACAGCAGGAGAATTACAAGTACAGCTTTACAAGTTTCGGAGGTTTTGATGCTGTTGTTGCTACCAGTGTTTTTGTCGGTGCGAGGCAGGAGAGGTGTCCTGTTCCGGCGCAGGTAATCGCTGACTTCGTTGAGAGCAGCCCTAGTTTTGAGTTGTCTGACAATTTCAGCGGTAAAAAATTGAATCAGCTTGGCCGGAAGTTCAGGAGAGAATTGGAGATGCTTGAACCTGTGTTCGTAGATGCTAGCGACTATGTTTCTTTTTACGGTGGCCGCTTAGAGTTTCCTGTGAGGCAGGAGGAGTTGGAGGATGAGCTTGATGTGTCGCAGGTGGCGGTTAGGTATACTTATAAGGAGATTGTAGAGGATTTAACTGGTTTGGACACGAGTTACAAGGAGTTGGAGGATGTTGATGTTACTCCGGCTAGTTTCGGTTACCACGACAGCGATGTAACCGAGTTCGCTTTACATTTGCTTAACAAGGCGCAGGATGAGGATTTGGATGTAATGAGTAAAAGTCCTCAGGTCTTGGCTGCCAGTGTTTTGTATATCAGTGGGAAGCTTATTTAAGAGTTAAGTGTTAATTGTGATAGTATGGAGGAAAACAATACAATGAATGAGAACAGTGTGAAAGTTGAGAAACGCGTTACAACAGACCTTGGGCAGACTGAAGAAGCTGTGTTCGAGGTTATTGCTTTAAACCCTGACGCAACAATTGAGGAGGTACGTGACAAGTACAAGTTGTGTAAGAACCGTGTTTTGGAGGCTACAGACAATTTGCAGCGTAAAGGATTTGTCGAAGCTGTGCCTGAGGATGAACATAATGATTGTGTTTGGAAGGTTACGGAGCTTGGAAGGCTTATGTTGCTTAAGTATGTTCAGGTTATGAGGTTTGACATTATGGAGGCTAAGAAGCGTGGTCAATCTGTTCAACAGGTTGAAAGCCTTGAAGAAAAGAAGGAGGCGTTTGAAACTGCTTACAGGCAGTGTAAAATGCTTTTCGAAGAAGCAGGAGGTGGTCAGTGATGACTGGTAAGCGTCCTTTGCAGATTAATGAAATGGTTGAGGAGAAAGTGATTGAGAAGGAGTACGGCAGAAGTGTTAAGCCGTTTAACCAGTTTTCTCCGTCTATGGTTGGGTATTGTAAGAGGCAGATGTATAACAGGAAGTTTTCTTTGACGGAGATGCCTCGTTATGTGCAAGGTATTCTTCATGCCGGTACGGTTAACCATTTCTGGTTGGAGCATCATCTTCCTGAATTGGTTGAGGACCGTGCTTTAAGGACTGAGCAACGTGTGAAGACCCGTATTGAGACGGACAAGGATTTTGACGTGTATGTCTCTGGTTATGCTGACGTGGTTGATTCCGCTGGTTTTGTGTATGACCACAAGTTTACAGGGGACACGAGTTATGTCAGTGATGCTCCTAAGTCTAAGGACAAGCGGCAGGTGAACATGTATATTTACGCACTTGATGATGTTCACACTGGGCAGTTGGAGTATGTGACCCGTGATGGCAAGTTTGCAGAGTTTAATGACGTGGTTGAGCATACTTTCGAGTTTGATGAGGAATTGTTTGAGGCGACTGTTGACAATATGAAGGAGGTTGCTGAAGAAGTTAGGCTTGCTGAGAAGATGGGTACGGAGTTCCATAACCCGTTTGAGAAGTGTGACCCTGATGACTGTTATTTCTGTAAGAACGAGAGTCTTAAGCCTGAGGTTAAGGAGGAGCTTGGGCGTAACAGTCCTGATGGAAATATTTACGATGATGAGTCCGAGCTAGATGAGAAAGAAGAGAAGCATGATGGCGGTTCAACCGCCGAATAAACCTTTTTTATTCTTTTTCTTCTGTCATTACTGAGTTGAATACGTCTTCTAGGTTCATTTGTTCTGGCGGTGTGTCGTACCAGCTTCCTTGAAGGTAGAATTGTGCGTCTGGTTCTCCGCCGCTATGAAGGTCTTCTTCTGGGTCGTAGGCGATGAAGTGCATCGTGTATTTTGTGTCTGCGTCACGCATTTTTGCTTCTGTCTCTGTCACTTTCAGTTCTACGGTTGCGGATGGGTCTAGGTCGATTTCGTTTGGTGTCAGGTTTTCTTCTTGTTCCAGGTATTCTGCGATTTGTTCTAGTCTTCCTGGTACTTCCCATCTTTCGTTCATCATTTCTTGTTTTTTCATTTCCAGGTCTTCTTCGCCTGGCGTGAATTTTCTGGTGTCGCTGTACTGGTTTTGTGCTGCGACGTAATTCACGATTTCAAGCACTGTGTCAAATTCGTCGTATGCGTCTACGTCGATTCTTGTTTCTCCTTCGTCTGTTTCAAGGGTTTCGAATGCGTCGTACCATGCTTCTGACTGGTCGTCCATGAAGTTCCAGCCTTCGCCTTTTTTCGGGTCGTTTGACATATTGACCGCCATAATTAAGTTTGTGTTTTTATTCTTAAAAAGTTGACCGTTGGGTTTATAAGAATTGGATTGTAAATATGTTTTTATGATGAATGACGACGACAGTGTTGCAGAGTTTTTGAATGAGCTTGAAAACCAGGTTGAAAAAGTTAAAAGTAACTACGGTAAAACCAGTGTTGAACCTGTTAACAGGAGCGGTAACCAGTCTTTGGTTCTTCACCGTGGCGACGACCATTTTGGAGCGGTTGTTGAGGATGAGAACGGTGATGAAGTGTTTAACACTGACATCGCTGAGGAAAGGCTTCAAAAGTATTTTGACTTCGCTATAAACGTGGCGGATGAGAGAGACGCTGTTTTTGACGAAGCGGTTTTAATGATTGGCGGAGATGTTGTTACTAACGAGGCTATTTTCCCGCATCAAAGTTTTGAGATTGACTGTACTGTTGATGAGCAGATTACAAGGGCGACAAGTCACTACATTGAGTCTATAAGGCGTTTAAGCGAGCGTTTTCCCAGTGTAAGAGTTGTTTGTCAGCACGGTAATCACGGCGAGTTTGAAGGTGAGAACCAGAGTCCTTCGGCTAATGCTGATGACATTATTTATGACCAATTAGATTTAATGGTTAGAAGAAGTGATGGTCTTGACAATGTTGAGGTGGTTACTTCTGACCGGCCTAACTTCGTTAATTTCACGGTTAGAGGTTTTGAAGCTCATTTAAGGCATGGTACTCACATGAATCCGACCATCGGCGGTTCAAGTGCTGAAAGGGATTGGAGGGGTTTGCTTCACAGCCACGATTTCGACATTGCGTACCGTGGTCACTACCACAATCACCGTGTTGAGAATGTGATGGGTGTGCCTGTTGTTATGACTGGAAGTATTTGTCCGGCAGGTGATTATGAGGAGAAGCAGTCTTTGTTTGGTAAACCTGTTAATTATGTTCACGGTGTAACGGATGACAACCCGTTTGCATGGGTTGATTATTTAACGTTTGAAAACTAATTATGTGATAGACATGGACCATTCGCGTGCTGTGACGAAGCATTATATTCCTGCGGAGAATGTCGCTGAGAACGATGATGCGATGTATGACATTGCTTTAAGGGAGTATAATTACCATTTAAACGAGGAAGTGCCTTTTGGCGACCACCCTGCTAACAAAGGCCGTATGAAGGGTGACATTGACGTGGGCTTGGTAGACATTGAGAACCAAGTGCTTTATGTGAAGGAGATTAAAACGAGTTACGGTGATTTGTCGAAGGCTGATGACCAGTTGGAAAGGGTTGAGGACCATTTCGAGTCTTGGGGCTGGGATGTAATCACGCAGAAGGTACTTGAACGCTAACCTTTTTAAGTTTCTTTTATTGTTTTTTGACGAATTTGTCGAATTGTTCGGCAGCGTCCACTATTTCTTCTGGACTCATTTCGTCTGTGTCTTCCCCTTTTTTCTCCATGTATTCTATTGCTTTTTTCAGCATGTGTCTCCGTCTTTTTTCTTCGTCTAGGAATTCGCTTGGGTTTTCGTGCATTTTTTAGAAGTACCCCATTGATTCTAACTGGTTTTTTACGTCGTTTATTTCTTGGTCGGTGAGGTTTTGGTCTTGGTTTGTTGGTCCGTAGTCGTTTTTGTCGTATTCCAGGTCGAACATGTCCAGTAGGTATGGGGTGAAGCCAAAGACATCACCGAGTCCACGACCGGAGGTGTCTAAGGCGTACCCTGTGGTGCTGTGCGAGTATTCAGTGAAGCCGTGGTCGCTTACAATAGCAACGTCTTCCGGTTGTAGAGTTTCCAAAAGCTCGCCAAGTAGTTCGTCCAGTATTTTGTAGCTTTTGACTGCGTATTCTGAGTCTTCGCTTATTCCTGCGACGTGACCCATCTTGTCTACAAGTGTTGTGCCGTATGCCACGATTTCTTCTTGGTCGTGTGTTTCTTTGAAGGTTGAAAGCCTGTTTAGTTCGGCGGTTCTTAACTTGTTGTAGAAGTTTTCGGTGTCCGTACCTGGTTTTGCACCGTCTGTCTTGACTTTAGCTACGTATGAAGCAGTGTTTTCAATCATGCCGTCTCTTAACTCGTCTTCAAACTCTTCTGGGTAGACACAGTTGCTCCACATGGACTTTAAAGTGGTTGAGATAAAGCCTGAAACCATTTTTCCGTTGATTTCCTTGGCTTTATACGTCATAGGCATTCCGTAAAGATACATTTCGTGTCCTTCACTGCTTAATTTGTCCCATACAGTATTCATTACGTGGAATTTGCTGTCTCCGTCGTTCCAGCCCCCGCTTGTAACTCCGTGTTCCTGTGGTTTAAGCCCTGTGTAGATGCTTGTCCACATTGGACCGGTGTGCGGTGTTTTGTATCCTTCGCATACAAAGCTTTCGAATCCGCCGTAAACCGTGTTTTCCTGGTTTTGTAGTTTTTTGAAGTTGGGCATGTCGCCTTTTTCAACGAGTTCCTGTACTAGGTCAGGGTTTAACCCGTCTACTCCGAAAACAAGTAGTTTTGTCATTGTAATATCAGTGTATAGGTAGTTGAGTCTGTTTTTTGGTGCAGTCTCCGATGTGGTTTTCTTTTTGTTTTTGGCTGTTGAATTTTCTTCCGCATTTACGGCATTTGAACTTCAATTATTTCACCTTTGCAATTGTTTTTTGGGCATTCTTCGTGTTTTTGGAAAAAGTTGGTACACCAAACGTCTTTAAAACATGTGTCGCAGCGTAATGTCATGTAGTAACGCTGCAAAGAAGTGAAAAAAAATTAGGCGAGTTCTACCTCGCGTTCGGCTAGTTCCTCTCTTATTTCGTCTTCGCTGCCGATTACTTCGTCAATCTGTTCTTTGCTTACTCCTTCTTCAAGGCAGTCTCTACAGATTGCACCTCTGTCTCCGTGGTGGCTTTCTCCGCTGATGCTTGGGAGTTCGCCGTCTAGGAAGTCGTCTCCGTCAGGGATTGTTCCTAGTTCCCCGCAGAAATCGCATTTTTCTTTTCTTTCAAGGTCGTCCATGTCGTATTGTTCGCCGTCTTTTGTTTCGTATACTCCTGCCATAATAGGTCTATCAATATGTGTAGTCCACGCCGCTGGATTCGAACCAGTGTCTTTCCGCTCTACAGGCGGACGCTCTGACCACTGAGCTATGCGTGGATACGCCGCAAGCCGGAGTCGAACCGGCAAGCCCTTTCAGACACAACTTTTCCAGAGTTGCACCCTCGCCTGTGCGGTTTGCTGCGGCATTTGTTGTCGGCGTTACTTCGTCCGTGTTACTGTTGGTTTACGCCGTGAGGTGGATTCGAACCTCCAAAGCACGGTATGTGCGTACTCGTTTTCAAGACGAGCCCCGTCACCTGTCGGGTTTGTCACGGCAATTACGCCGGAATCGTGACTCGAACACGAAAGGCTGCTTAACACAGCTCACTTGGTTAGCAACCAAGCTCCCTCACCGATAGGATTGTTCCGGCATTAATACTCGTAATCTTTAGCTTTATTTATTTTAGGGTCTTCTATTTTAGATTTATACCTTAGCTTCATTTCATTACTTGGGGCTTTTTCAAACGGTATTTTGTAGACCTTTTGTTTTTCAGGATTATAAGCCATGAAGCAATCTATTTCTTCGCTTTTGTAAGTATCTGATTTAACTCCATCAGCACCGTAGTAGGTGCTTTTACAGCTAAACCTTATAGCCCTGCCGTTGTCTATTGGCGTAGCAGTTTTTACCTGTATTCTTTCAATCTCTCCCTTACCTTTGTCAATAGCTAGGTCGTATCTTTCGTTGTCCCCGAAAGGTTCAAGGACTACTTCTCCTTTTTCAAGAAGTCTTGCCTTGACCTTTGCTTCGGAGATGTTAGATTTGTCTTTTGTGTTCATTGTACTTCCTCCTTGAGTTTTTCGATTTCTTCAATCAATTTGTCTGCGTTTTCTTCAACTGTTTTCTCGAAGTGGCATAAAGCGTCTCTGCCTCGAAGGCCGTATGCTTCGTAGGCTTTGTTTTCTTTCCCCATCATAATCATGGAGATGTAGAACCATAGCCAACGGTTTCCGTAACCGTCTCCGAACTCGTGTTCCTCACTTTGGAACATTTTGTCTACGAGTTCGAATAGTTCTTGGTTTGTTGGGCTCCAACCTTCGTCGCTTTGGTAGACTGTTACTTTGTATTCGTCTTTGTAGCCTTCTTCGTGTACTATTTTTGAGTCGTCGTTTTTACCCATTTGTTATCGTGCCATGTATGTCAGTTCTTCGTTCATCGGGCTTTCGCTGCATGAACGGTTGTTACAGACTTTTTCACCTGTTTCTTGGTTGTGTGCGGCTTTGGTTCCGCCGCATTCGTCGCATGTTTCTTGTGTAGTCATTGGTTATGCGGAATGCGTGATTCGAACACGCGACTGCTGCATGGCAAGCAACCGTCTTACCCCTAGACCAATCCCGCTTCTATAAACTGGTTGAACTCTTTTCTGGACATGAGTTCTGCGTCTCCTGTCCTTGGACGGACATCGTAACTGTTTTTCGGTATTATGTCGTGTTTGTTAACTGCTTTTTTTATTGCTTCTCTGTGGTTTGAAGCGTTCAACAGTTTTAGTCTGCCTGTTTCTGTGTCGTAGGCGGTCCATTCTTGAATCATACGCCGAGAGTGGGATTTTAACCCACGGCTCAACCGTGACAGGGATGAATGTTGGAACGGACTAACACCATCTCGGCATTGTTTAAGACTGCTGATGAAACTTTATGTGGCAGTTAGCACATAGTATGTCGCATTTTCGTGCTTCTTTCTTTACTTCTTCTAATGTGTACTCGTTTCTTATCATGCCGGATACTGAATCAACCTTGTTTTCCGGGTTCCTGTGATGGAATGAAAGGCATTCATCGTATGTTTCGCCGCATTTTTCACACTCGCTTGAGGACTTCACTTCTTCGTACCATTCTTTTTTATCTTGCTCTCTGCCGTCTTTGTAGTTAGGATTGCTTTCTCCTTGTACGTTGTCTTTGGCGGCGCATGAACGGCTACAGTATTTTCCTCTGCCTCTTTCCAGCTCGCTTATCGGAATATAGTATTCTTTATTACAATTTTGGTAGTCGCAAATCTCGTTTACTACATCTCTTTCTATACCGCTCGAACTTTCTTCGGCGCGGTAGATTGTCTTTATTCCGTTGTATCTTCTTTGTGTATTCTTTAGCGTGTCTTCGTCTATATATGTCAAGTGAGAAGGAGGGACTCGAACCCACACCTCATCCGCCACAGGGATGCGCCTTGACCTTTCGGCTACTTCTCACAATACTTTTGGAGGCCGGAGTGTCTGTGTAACCCTCTTACGCTTAACGTTTTCAGGGTTTCTGTATCTCCGGCTGCTCCCAGCGCCCAAGGCACGACTCGAACGTGCAACATCTGAGTTAACAGCTCAGCGTTCTAACCTAGTTGAACTACCTGGGCATACTCTGTATATTATTATGGGGGTTTAACTTTTTTAAAGGTTGTGAAGTCTTACGACTTCTCGTTTTTCATCCCACAACGGGTAAACCCATGTCCGGTGTTCTGGGTAAAGGTTTTTCCTGTCTTCTAGTTCGTATTCACTGCTTTCTATTTCCAGTATTTCGTCGTCGTCTAGGACGTATATGTCGGCTCGAAGGTCTCTGTCCTTGAACCGTGCCTCTGTAACATATTTCTTGTTTTCTTGTTCTAGCTGCCAGCACAGTTCGAACTTTTTCTTTTCGTGGGCTTTACTGTTTTGTGGGTGTATATCTACGACGTTTGTCTTTTTTCTATCTTTGACAACCAGTTTCCGGCGGTTGTCATTCCGTGTCTCTCTTAGTTCTTCATCGTTCATCTATAAGCACTCCGTGTCTTGCTACCATGCTGTCGATTTCTTCGAAGGTTTCGTCGCTTACTTCTGTACGAAGGATTACTATTTCGGGTTTGAATCCTTTGTTTGATGCTTCAGGTGTTCTGAATGTTACTGATGTTCCGCTGTCCATTTCTACGGCCATACTGGATATTTGGTTTGCGTCTTCGTGGCTGAACATCAGGTTTTCCATTGTTTCCTGTTTGTTTTCTTTTTCGTCTACTATTATGACGTTCATCTGTTGTCACCGCTTCCCTGTAGTTTGTCTCTGCTTTGTCTGTCGAACAGTTTGTCAAGGTTTGCCTGTGCTACATGCGCCATTTCTGCGTCCAGTTCATCGACTAATCTTGTTAAGTACCATAGTACGTCTCCCAGTTCTTTTGCGAAGTCTTCGTCGAGTTCTTTGCCGTCTCTAATATGTTTCTTTATTTTTTCTGCTACTTCGCCTGCTTCTCCGTTTAGTCCGAGGGCGAGGTATTCTAGTGCTTGGTCTTCTGGGTAGATTGCGGTTTCACTGGTTTTGTCTTGGTAGTGTGTGAAGTCTGTTACAGGTGCTTCTGATTCTTCGTCCATAAACATTATTAGGCAGGCAACTTTTATATATCTGTTTCCCGCATTTTTAAGTGTATGAGCGACCAGATGGAGGTCTCGGATTCTGAAGAGATGCTTGATGATGTGATGGCTGCAAAGTTTTCTTTCGAGGAATTTGCCACTAATGACAAATTTATTGACCAAGGATACTATGATTCAGAGAGCGGTGTCGTGGTTAAAGACTACCACATGGAATGGGTTAATGCTCTTGAGGACAACCAGAAGGTTGCTATTACGGCTTTCACTGGTTCCGGAAAGACAAGTATTCCTGGTGTTCTTTATCCTTTATGGCGTATTTTCCGTGACCCTAGCACTAATATTTTGATTATTTCGGCTACTCTTTCTCAGGCTACACGTATTCTTAACGAGATTAAGCATCACATTGAACACGCTGATTATTTGAAGGAGTTGAAGCCGGAGGACCGGTCTGCTTCTTGGAGTAAGTCTAAGGTTGAGTTCAGTACTGGCGGCGAGATTAAGTGTAAACCTGTTGGTAACGGTGCTAAAGCTGTTAAGGGTGCGCACGTTGACCTTGCTATTTGTGACGAGGCTGCTGAGTTCGATGACCAGGAGAAGTTTCACAGAAATGTCCGTACCCGTGTTGAGTCTCAGGGAGGAGACATATGCCTTATTTCTACTCCGGTACACGAAAATGATTTAATGGCTAACGTATCTGACGGTAATATGCCTCCGACTTGTAAGTTGTGCCGTAGAGAGGCTGATAAAACAGAGGAAGGTGTTTATGAGTGTCCTGAACACGGCGAGCTTGAACCTCACGAGGTTGACGGCGGTGAGAACATCAGTAAAATGGGTTATTGGAGTGACACTTATTCTGTTTATGATGAAGATGTCGGCCCTGAGACGGATGGTGCTTTCCCGATTGGTGAGGATGAGGAAGAGCAGAAGTGGGTTAAGCCTTTGTTCCCTGAAAACTTTGACCGTACGAAGATTATGAAGTTGCGAGAGGAGAACATGACTATGTTTCAGAAGGAGTACTTGTGTGAGCCTTTGGCGGTTGAAGGAGATTTGTTCGACCCTAACGACATAATCGAGTTGTATGAGAAAGAAGAAAGTTTTGAACAGGTTAAGAGAGATAACTGCGATTATTACATGGGTGCTGACTTCGCTATTTCGCATCAGGGAGACTATTCTGTTTACACGGTTGTCGAGGTTCCGAAAAACGGGAAGCCTGTTGTCCGTTGGATGGAACGTATAAGAGGAATGGGTTTGGATGCTCAAGAGGACCGTATCAAGGATTTGCATCAAGTCTTTGACTTTAACAGGATTGTTTTGGACGAGACGAACTTTGGTTCAACTGCTAAAAAGAATTTGAAGCAGGCGGGGCTTCCGATTAGAGGTCAGGACTTTAAGATGAAGGCTAGAAACAATTTGATTGTAGGTTTGAAGTCTAAAATTGAGTCCAGCGAGTTTAAGATTGCTCGCGGATGTGAAAGAAGTAGACGGTTGACAGATAAGCTTTACAATGAGTTGCTTGGTTTCGGTACAACTGAGACACAATCAGGCAGCATCAGTTATCAGTCTACGGCTAAGCACGATGACACAGTTATGTCTTTGGCAATGGTTATTTCTGCGATTGAGCAGAAGAAGGATGTTGTTGCCACTATGGCTTTTTAGGAACAAAAACCATTATAAATGAGGAGTTGTAATATATAAGTAGAGTGTTCATGCCCGATTTTGTTGACGCTCTTTCCAGTTATAAGAACCGGTTCTCCGATTATGTGCGTGGGAAATTAAAAGGTTTTAGCGACTGGTTAGGGCTTGAAAGGAAGAAGTACCGTTTCAGGAAGAAGTACAGGGTTTACAGGGATTACGTGAAAGATAAATTATCTACAACCGGTAAGACATACGCTAAGTATGTTTTGTTTGAGGTAGCGCCGTTTGTCCTTGCTTACGGTTTAATGCTTAATTTCCCGTTAAGCGTTTTGCTTGGCTGGGCGTTAACAGTTGAAACTGTTGTAAGCTGGGGTTTAGTGTTTTACTTTGTTAGTGAGGAGTTGACTGCGATTGCTAACGAGTTAAAGCCTTATGTTAGAATAAGTGCGAAGGTTGATAATTAAATTATGAGGAATGTTAAACAAGTTTTAAGCCAGAAAGAATCCTTGCAGCAGAGTCAAGGTGTTCAAGGAACGCAAGCGTCGATAAAGGACGATACTACTGTAGATACTTCTATTGATGACACGCAGCTGGAGAAAGCTTATAACAATGTGCCGGCTGTGTTCAATGGTATTAACAAGATTTACCAGACTATTATGTCTCGTGACCGTGAACTTGTGGGTGAGAGAACTGATTTCTACCGTGATTGGCTTGGTAATGTAGGTGAGATTGGCGGTAATGCTCCGTGGGCGGAGATTCATGCCAAGATTCACAAGTATAAAATGATTTACGGACAGGCTTTTGTAGAGATTATCCGTGACCAGAATACGGGCGAGCCTGTTGACTTGGCTTTCATCGACCCTAAGCGTATGGATTATGCTCGTGAAGGTACTGGTGGCTCCGGTGTTTACGGTACTGGTGCTGACATTGCTCTTGACCGTTTTCAGAACCCTATCGGGTATGTTCAAGAGGTTGATTATTATGAGGGCGACCAGGTGGACCAGATTTACGAGGTTCCCGACAATGTAGCTCTTTCTCAAAACGAGATTTTTATCCCTGCTGACAGTATCGCACATTTCAAACTTTATGAAACCGGTGAAGGGTTTTATCCTACTGGTTTGATTGACCCTGTGTTCAAGGATGCTGAGAGAAGTTACCAGTTGAAGCAGGATTATGCGGATACGGCGCATATTAACTTGTTCCCGACGCGTGTTGCTTACGTCGGTGATGAGAACCATGAGGCAACACCTGAACAGATTAACCGTATTAACAGCCAGATGAAGCAGGCTAAACACAGTACTGAGTGGACTTTCCCCGACCACGTTAATATGGAGATGCTTGAGGCTGAGAATCCTGAAGCACTTCTGGATTTCTTTACACACTTTAACGAGGAGATTTCTGCTGGCATGGGTCTCGCTAATGCTATTGTAATGGGTAAGGGCGAGGATGTTAACCGTGCCACGCTTAGTATTCAGGACAGGATGTTCCAGATTAGTCTTCGTGACATGATTAACAGGACTTCTCGAAACATTGAGAAACAGATTTTCGCTGAGATTGCTCAGTACCACGGTCACGATGATTATCCAGAGTTTGAGTGGGACACAGACATCCAGTTCAGCTTTAAAGGTGAGCAAGACACTGATGAAGTCGAGAGTAACAGCGGCGAACCTGTAACTAAGAGAGGCGGTAGTGGCGACGGTGATAATAATGAATAAGGATAAATTCAGGAAAGTTGAGGCTTTGCTTTCTGAAGCACGGAAAAACCTTAACGATGCTATGAACGGCGACGAGGAAGAGCTTGAAGAGTTTGAGGCTCGTGATGCTTATCTCAACGAGTTCAATCGTGTAACTGAAAAGTTTGGCGTTGAAGTTGAGCTTGAGGAAGAAAAGTCAAAGGACGATGTTTACAGCGAGTGGAACGACCATGTTAACATGTCTGCCAGCGAGTTGCAGAAGTGGAGTCGTAATCCTTGCAGCCGTGAGGCAAGTAAGGACCCGCAAGCAGTTATTAAACGTAATTTAAGGCTTCTTGAAAGAAACAAGGAAGATTGGACGGAGAACGATGTTGAAGATGCTGAACGTACTATAAGTTTTATCAGCCGTATGAAGGCTCAGCAACCGGAAAGTCCTCGTGAAGGGCCTCATGGTTGTCCAAGTGAATGGGCTATTTCTTTGTTGAACTGGGCTTACAATCCTTTTGACAGTGTTCCTGCTCCTAGCAGCGAGTCTAAGGAAGACCTTGAACCTGTTGAAGAAGTTACTATGAGTACCGAGTTGCAGCAGAGAAAGAATATTAAAGAGGCTGAGATGCTTGCTGAACAGGTCTGGACTTTGAAAGATGTTATGAACCAGTTTGCCGACGAGTTTGAGGAAATTGCGTTGGAACTGGAGACTGAGAGAAGTGAGGAAGAAGTTGAGAACTTGAGGCAGCAGACAGTTGATGCTTTACAGCTTATGATGACTAAGGTTGAACCGGCTGCACAGGAGGCAGGTATCGAGTTACAGGAGTCTGGTTACGAGTTCAGTCCTGTTCCTAGCCATGTTGTCTACGAAAATGAGGACTTGGCTATGCAGAGGGCGGAAAGCCTTGGTCTTGACGGCGTTCATGAACATGTTTTAGTTTTTGGCGATGAGGAACAGACTTTTTACATGCCTGGAAGCGAGCATATGGACTGGGCTAGGGCTGTGAACCATCCTAGGCAGCTTGAAGAAGCTGAGATGAGTGATTCTCGCCAGGCTTCAAGGATTTTCCACGGTGACCAAGAGAAGCATTTAGGTGCTGACAACGAGGAAGATGACAGTGTTCAAGTTCCGCCTGTTGCTATTCACAAGGTTGAGTCTGGTGGGAAGGTTGAAGTATCTGACGACGTTGAGGAAGTACTTGACGAGCTTTGGGAACAAAACTCGGAATAACATTTTTTGTTTTTTGATAGAATGAAGAGGACAGACCAACTACCGTTTAAGAAGCAGACTAAGTATGTACTTGAAAGAAAGGTTTCAGGTGAGAAAGCGTATTTCTGGAAGGAGGATGGAGAGTCTTTCTTTGAACCGGAGAACGACGTTGATACGCGTGTAGCCAGTGTTATTGATGACGAAGATTTTCTTCTTGAAGGCTATGTCGTGGATGAAAGTTTTTATGTAACCGACATTCTTTATTACGCCGGTAAGAATCTTGCTGAGGAGGATTGGCCTCAAAGATACAAGATTTTGAAGAATGAGTTCCGTTGGAACAGTGCTGTTAAAATAAATCGTCCACTGGTTGTAACTGACCGTGAGGAAATGGAGGAGGCGGTTGAATTGTTTAACATGCTGGATTACAGCGACGGAGTTGTTATAAGGAATTACAACTCTAGTTATGACGATGAAAAGATTTTTGTCTCCGGCGAGGTGGTTTCCTGAATGGCTAGACCGGTTGGAAGCAGGGAGTTAAGTGTTTCTCAGATTAAGAAAATTGTTGAAATGAGTCGTGAAGGCGCTACTAGGCCGGATATTGCTGAGGAAGTTGATGTTGCTAAACGTACTGTTTGGCGTTACCAAAATGATTTTGACCTTGTTTGAGTGTTTTTCTCGTCTCCCCTCATTAAATCTTTTAAATGCAACTAATTTCCGTTTCTACTATGGAGACGGTTGAAAAACTTTCCGCCGACGAAGTTAAAGACCTGGAGTCTGAGGTAAGTGTTCCTTACAGGGTTGAAGATGTAACAGTTTTGAGTCCTGGCGAATGGAATAACTTGAATTGGACTGCTTCTGAGCTTCGTGACGCTGTTGAGAACACTGATTTTGACATGTCTCAGGAGCGAGGCGATGAAACACCTCCTAACGGTTCAATCTTTTTCGACCATAAGGACAGGACGGCTGACCAGTGGGTTGGAAGAGTTGAGAATGTTAGGATGGAGGGAACCGATGTTAAGAGCGACCTTGTTATTACAGATAAGCAGACGGCTATGAACCTTGAGTTCGGCGCACCGTTCGGTGTAAGCCCTAAGGCTGATGGAAGTGTGAATCAGCAAGGTACTATGAGAGACTTTACTTTTGAGAACTTTAGTTTGGTTGCTAATCCTGCTGTGAAGACGACTTGGTTGAATGAAGATATTTCCACTGTTTTACAGGACATGGAGATTCATCGTCCTAAGTTCGGCAGTACAGATGACCGTGAGTGGAATAGTCCTAACCTTGAAGACTTTACAGATAAGTCTTGGAGTGACATGAGTAACAGTGAGAAGGAAGCTGTTGGAAGACACTTTTTAATCAGTAAAAGCGGTTTCCCAGCTGAGAACTACAGTGATTTGGCTTTGCCGGTTGTTGAACCAGATGGAACACTGAATTTGAATGCGTTGTCGAATGCTAAGGCACGTGTTGGACAGGTCTCAGGCATTGACGAGGATGAGATTAGACGTGTCAGTAAAATGATTAATAACTTGGCTAACGGCAACTTTGAGGATGCTGATTTCGAAGAGGTTGACATGGCTGAAAACGGTTATAATGACAAGGAAGAGGACATGTCGGGTCATGAAGAAGGCGAGATGAGTGGCCACAAAGAAGAAATGCAAGAAACAGAATACGATTACAGCGAGGACGACAAGGTTAAATGGGATGACGGTGCAGCACAAGGTGTTGTCCGCGACAGAACAAGAGAGGATTGCTACGATGCAAGTATTGAAGGCGATGTCAAGGTTTGCGGGGAAGAAGACAATCCTGCGTACTTGATTGAAATATTTAAGGAAGGTGAGTTAACTGGTACAATGGTTGCTCACAAAGAAGAAACTTTGAGTAAGGGCGAGTTTGAGTTAAATGATATTACGGTGAAAAATCCTATGGCAGAAGAAGAACAAGAAACGCAAGAGCCAGAAGCAGACGAATCTCCTGACGGAGAGGAATCTGTGGAAAACAGCGATGACAATTACGTAACTGCTGAAGAGCTTGAGGACTTCAAAAGTGAAGTTGTCAACACTGTTCAGGAGGAGCTTGGCGACGATGACGAAGCTGACGAAGAAGCTGAAGACGGAGACGTTGAAGAAGTTGAAGAAGAAGCTTCCGACAACACGGAACTTTCCGATTTCGAGGAGTTCCGACAGGAAAATCCAAACATGAGCCTTTCAGAGGCAGCAGAAGAGTTCGAGGAACAGAACAGAGATGTAGAGGACAAGATTGAGGAAATGTCCCAGAAATTTGAGGAAAAGATTTCCGACCTTGAACAGAAGCTAGAAGACAAGGAAGAAGAAGTTGAGGAGCTTTCCGACAAGGTAAGCAACCCTCAGAGAGCAACACAGGCTTCCGGTTCAGAAGGCGGAGAAGACACTCGTGAGAAAGTTGCAGAACTTTCAGACGAAGAACTTCACGCAGCTGTATTTTCTGACATGATGTCAGAGAGAGGCGTTAGAGCAACAAAGGAGATGATTCACAATGAGTAGAATGGCAAAAGGACAGAGAGCAGTTCAGAGAGAACGGCTTTCTGACAAAGTTGCAGAGCTTCAAGATGTGAGCGCATCTGACGGACCTACCGTAACAGGTACGGGTATGCAGACAGGCGGTCCTGCTGACGGAGAGACAATTTCCGATTACACAGCAATCGAGTTCCTTGAGAGAGTAGTTCGAGACGCTGAGGAAAGACGTGTCTTCGAGAGAGTTGCTTCAGTTTACGATGACCTTGTTGATGTTGGAGACTCAACACTTGAGATTCCACGTACAACAGGACATCTAAGCTTGACTGACACTCAAGACACTGAAGGAGAAGACCGAGATTACCAGCAGCTTCAGAATCTTGACACCATCGAAGTAACAATTACAGCAAGTAGCTTCGTATCCGGTGGAATCAAGATTTCCAAGCAGGCAATGATGACAACGAACATTGACCTGGTTGACGAAGCTAGGAACGCAGTAACTCAGCAGATGGCACGGGACGTTGACTATGCAATCCGAGATGAGATTGTAGAGGCAACACCGTCAGGACACGTCATTGACCAGACAACTTCTGGTGAGATGACACCTGAATCCATTGCAGACGCAATGGAAGCAATCGAGGAGAACAATTACACTCCACGATTCCTGGTTGTCGCACCAACACACATTAATGACCTTAGAAAGGACTCTCAGTTCACAAACGCTTCTGAGTACGGAAGTGACGAAGTAATTATGGACGGAGAGATTGGCCAGTACCTTGGAGTCTCAGTTTTGAAGACTCAGGCGGCAGTCGGCGGAAGCAATGAAGCTGACGATGTTGCAGGTACATTCGCCTACATGGTAGGTGAAGGTCCTGAAGGTCAGGCAGTTGGTCCAGCAGTCGTTTACAAAGAGCTTCCATCAATGGACATGGAGTTCGACCGTGAAGAGAACACACAGAAGATTTACTACGACCACACGTTCGAAACAACAACAGTCCAGGAAGACGCTCTTGCACTAATTCAGACAAACGACACTACTTAAAGCAATTTAGGTAGTGTTCAGCATTTAGTAGGTGGCGCTTAACAGCACAAACACGGACGGGGTTTCCCCGTCTTGTGTAAAGTTGTTAATGCAGAGCTGAAGTTACACAGCGTTAATCACCCCAAATTTGTTTATTTATTTTTACGCTGCGGGGCAGGCAGGCGCGAAAGCGTGAGCTCGGATTTGAGAGTCAACGCCCGTACTCAATCGGGATGGCGAGGTCGAGTGGTTCAGCCTGAATGGTACACGCCAAAAACCTTTAAACATACTATAAACGAGGTGAAATTAAACTATGGGAGACGCAAGTTTTAACAAAGGAGGAGTAGCAGCAAGAAATCTTAAAGCTGGCGAAGTTACTTTCGGTAGCACAGAGTCAGATGTCTCTGTCAGTTTTGACAGACCTATGAAAGGGGTGCCTTTTGTTTCCGCTCTTAACGATGCTGACACTGATGTCTGGAGAGACACTAAGAGTCAGACAGGTTTTACTCTTAGCAGAGCTACAACTGGCGCTGAAGAGACAGTTGACTGGATTGCTTTCAACGACGACCGAGCATAAAAACAGTTTTTCAGTGATTACACTTCAAAATCTTTTTATACTTACAGAGGTAATTATAAACTATGACAGAAGAAAGTTTGCAGGACAAATATGCACGTCTTCTTCGTGAAGGTAAAACCGACGAAGCTACTGAGGTCGCTCAGGAAATGAGGGATGATGTAGAGGTTGAAACCGAGGACGAAGAGGAAGAAGTTGAAGAAGATGAACCTGTTTCTGAGCAGGAGCGTTTCGCTGACCTTAATGGTGTAGGCGAGGAGCTTGCTGATGAAATGGTTCAGGTATTCGGAACTTACGACAGCTTTGTTGAAGAAGCTGATGTAGAAAGTCTTTCCGACATTTCAGGTATCGGAGAATCTCGTGCTGAGTCTTTGCTTGAACAGGTAGAGTAGAGAATGACGTATTGTTCAGTTAACAAGGTTAGACTTGTTTCTGGACTTGAATCAAGCGACATTGACGACACTAGAATCAGAGAGCTACGTGACGAAGTAGCTACTGAAGAGTTAGTTGAAGACATTAATCAAAAGGTTCAAGACCAGCAGGTTAACCGCAAGATTTCGGGTGAGAAAGAAAACGATATAGACGGTTCTAACAAGACTTTTTATCTTAGAGGAACTCATAACTCGGAGTTAATGGTTGGAGACCGTAACGGCGACGGCAAGGTTGACAGCGATGATTTAAATGTTTACCAGATTAACCAGGACAACGACAGAGTAAATGATTTGAACGTTGTTTTGGAGGATAAAAGCATCGGCAAGATTACTGTGGAGACGCAGAGCGGCGATGCGTTGGAGAACGGCAGTCTTTATGCTACTTATGTTTTAGCTCCTGTTGACCAGGATGGCTACACAGGCAATGATTTTTCGACTGACGGTCCTGACAGGTTGATGGAGACGGCTTGCGCCCAGTTGACAGCTGCTTACGCATTTACTAATGTTGAGGCTTCTAAACTGAAGGATTTCAGTGTTGGAAATGTTACAATCAACAGTCAGAGCGAGGGCGCACGTATTATGCGTGAGGATTACAGAGAGACTTTGAGGCGTATTAACCAGACGCAGGTTATTCAGACAAGTCAGAACCAGAACACGGTTGAAGGAGCTTTTACGAGGTGAGAAAAAATATTATGGGTACAAAACAGAAAGCCTTGGAAAAGGCGAGGGAGCGATACAACATGGATTACAAGGGAATACTGTTGAATACTGTTGTCTCTTTACTTTCCAGTGTTACGGCTACTGCGGTAACCAGTTTTTTGACTACTGTGCCTGCAAGCCAGTTACCTGCTGTTGCGGCAGGTATTTTTGTTGCGCAGGTTTTGCCGAAACTGTTTATTGAGCTTCACAAGTCTTACTTCCGTAACAAGGCTAGACGTGAGGCTTATTCCGAAGGTTTGTTGAACGACAATTTTGGCGACGATTCGAAAAATTCAAAACCGAGTACTACCGACCACTTTATTTCTCTTTGTGAGAGTATGAGTTATTATTGAGTGGTAAAGTTTTTAAAGTGAGGTTAAACAATGAGTTATATACACGATATACTTAAAAGCACAGGCGAAGAGAGAGCGACTTTGAAGGTTGTTGAGGAATCTGATGTGAACAAGTGGGGTGACGCACAGGAAAGCGTTACCTCAGAGGAGGTTGCTGGCGTGTTTGAACTGCTTTCAGCTGAACGAGAGGAAGTAACTGAAGGAGATTTCGAGTCCGGTGATTTAAGGGCTTATATTTCAACAGAGTACAGCAATCTTGTTGAAGAAGGTAACATCCTTGTCTATCAAGGTAAGGAGTACCGTATCCAAGACTTTATGAAGCATGAAATCGGCCATGAAGGCCATATAGAGGTTGGAGCAAGTAGAACATGATAGGTGTTTACGAATGACTGAGGACAACGAAGTTAGAGAGTTTGGCAGCCTTTCAAAAGAGGAGAAAATGGATTTACTTCGTCGTTTATCCGACGAGTTAGATGTTGAACCTGGAAACGTTGACCGTTTCGGCGTTGAAGGAGAGGTAACTGTGCGTGTACTTGATGATGACGGCGAAGAAAAAACTGTTGAAACGGAAAGTTTTAAATATTAGTGGAGGTGAATAATAAGTATGGCAACTGTAAATGAAGGGCGTGACAACGTAGTCAACCTGATTGGTGCAGGTCTATCTGGTGAGAAGTATGGTTCTGCGGCTATCGGAAGCAGCGGTTCAGCTGTTACTGACGGTCAGAGCAATCTTCAAAGCACTGTAGACAGCGACACAGGTAATACTGCTACTGCGAACGGTAACACTATGACTCTTGTAGGTACTTTCACAGGGAACAGTGCTTCCATTCGTGAGGCAAGTATTTACGCCAATACAAGCAGCATTATGCTTGCACGTCAAGTTGTGTCTACGATTAACGTCGAGAACAGCGACACATTAGAAGTTACTTGGGACGTCAATATCTCAGACAACTAGAGACTACAAATAACCTTTTTTCCTCTCTTTATAGGTGGTTTAAAGATTACAGAAGAAGATTACGAGTGCCCGGAGTGCGGAAGATTCTTTGATTCAAAGAATGGTCTGTCAGCTCATACATCAGCGCACGGAGGTCTTGAAAAAGACGAAGCTGATTGTAGTGTGTGTGGAGAGCAGTTTAAACAGTATCCTTATGAGGATAGAGATTACTGTTCGAGAGAGTGCAAGCATACAGGAATGGAGAAAGAAAAGATTTCTTTAGAATGTAGTCTTTGTGGGAACAAGTTTAAAGTAGTGAGGACTCAATCAGATAGAAGAAGTTTTTGTTCTCAAAAATGCTATTCCGAACATATCAGCGACAATCCTGAGAAGTTTAATTTATTTGAAGAAGGCCACGACGGCTACGATAGTTCGCCTTGGCAAGGGAAAAACTTGAGTGAATCGCATAAACAGAATATTTCTAAAGGTCTTGAAGGGCTAAGCCGTTCCGAAGAGTATATTGAGGAAAACTTGTTAGGCGATAATCATTGGAATTGGCAAGGGGGTAAAAGCTATGAGGAATATCCTTCTACTTTCAATCCGAATCTGAAGAGACAGGTTAGGAAAAGTAATTGCTTTAGATGTGGAAACTGCGGTAGAATTCAGGCAGACAATGTTGATGAACACGGCAAAAGGTTAGAGGTTCATCATTTAGATGAAGATAAAGAAAATAACTTAGAAGACAATTTAGTGCCTTTGTGTACGAAGTGTCATTCTCGACACCATAATTCTGATAATTTTAGGTTAGATATTCCATGACAGACGAGGATGTAACTACAATAGAGGTTTGTATACCGAACAGAGATTCAACATCTCAAATGAATGCTTCTCTTTCTAAAACAATTCAATCTTTAGAGATGCCTGAAGACGGTGATTACAATGTAAAGGTTAGGCACAGCTATATGCAGCCTGTTGACGCAAACAGGAATAAAATGGTTAAGTCTTTCCTTCAGGATGAGGAGAATGACTGGCTTTTAATGATTGACAACGACGTTGTTCCGCCTAAAGACATTTTGAAGATGGTGGAGTGCGGTAAGCCGGTTGTTTCTGCTACTGTAACTATTAAGAAGGGTAGTGTTCCTCAACCAGTTATTTTGAAGGAGGAGGGCGACCAGTACAGACAGGTTAACATCGGCGAGTTCGTTGACGAGGAGCAAGACGGACTGATTCAGGTTGACGGAGTCGGCACAGGTTGCCTGCTTGTTAGGAGAGATGTTTTGGAGGGTATGCAGCCGCCGTGGTTCAAGTTTCTTTACAATGAGGAGGATGGTTCTTTGAAGCTTGGCGAGGATTTCTATTTCAGCAGGCGTTTGAAGCAGAACGGTGTTCCCATCCATGTAAGCACTGAGTTTGTTTGCAGTCATTTTAAGAAGATTGACTTGACTGAGGTTGCTAACGTGGTTGCAGAGTACCAGCAAAGGCTTTCAAAACTTCAGGACAAACTTGATGAAGTTGATGCAGAGTTTGAGGAAGAGGTTGAAACACCTGATTACTCTGCGTTGAAGGACCAGTAAAATGGTTTCTTCACGGAAACTTTTTATAATGTAGAGAACTAAATCTTTTTTTAGTTCTTAAAATGTTTTATAATAACCTGGTGATTAAACCGTGACTGTTCACTGTTTTGATGTTGTTTACAGCCCTAGCAGCCAGATGGACTACTTCTTGGAGAGCTGGTTAACTAGCTGGACGGCTTGGACGGAAGAAAGTGTAAATAATCCTGGCGGTATTACGTTTAGTGGCTTTGAATATGAAACGGAGATTCAGGCATCTGGTTTTCAAGGTAACCGGTTTGAATGGGACGATACAGGTAGAGCAGCTAGAGAAGATGCAGAGTTTATAGCTAGCCAGTTAACAGGACAGGTAGGATATTTGGCAAGTTACTGTGATTGGCGGGTTGTTCGATGGCATCAATGCTACCATGATGACGATAAGTCCTGTGATGATTGGCAAGTTCTTGACAGTTCGGATAATTACAGCGGACAGGAAGATGTTCCTTCAGAGGTGTTTTAATGTCTTTACTAGAGTATAACAGGGCAAAGAAGCTGGAAGTAAATAATGTGAATGATTCCGGGACGACTCAGGAGAAGGCGCAGCCTGTTGTTATTTCTGGCGGAGATGATTCTACAACAGGAACCGGAGATATTGTCATTGATTTCGCTAATGTTTCTGGGCCGGAGGACATCGCCGTCTACGACCAGAACGGCAACCTGCTCGACTACGAGATTGAAGACCTCGACACC